ATGAAAGTTGATGATAGAACAGCCAGTGGAAATGTAATTTGGTCAATAAAAGCTTGGAGGGAAAAAAGCATTGCGTTAAATGAGCTTGGAAAAATAAATCCGCTAAGAGCATATGCAAGAAAAATGTATGAAACTATCCCTATTGTATATCGGGACCGAGATGACTTTGATATAACTGAGACTACAAAGAATAGTTTTATAACTGCAAGAGAAAAACTAATTGTGGCTATGGAAACAATTATTGACATGTATGAAACTATCAATCCGAACAAAATGACAAATGAAGAATACGGGTTTGATATAAAAATGCCGGAATTTGATGAATTAGGAGAATTTGCCAAATGTATTGAAGACTTGAATTTTGTAATAAAGCAGTGCCCATATTTGAATGATAAAGATGGACAAATAAAGTATGGAACAATCGATGTTGGATCTACATGGTTAACATTTGCTATCGGCGGGGCAGCCGCAACAACAATAATATCTAATTTAGCTAAGATTGTTGATAATGCAATAAAAATGAAATCTCGTATAACGACTGTTAAAATGCAGGAAGAAGCATTGAGAACTCTCGAAATAAAAGATGAACTTGCAGCAGAAGTATTAGAAACGTACAAAAAAGCAAACCAGGTTTTAACTCAAAATAGTGTTACTGAGTTAGAGAGAGAACTAGGAGAGTTAAAAGATGGAGAAGAAAGAGATAAAGCCGGAAAGACTTTGGAAAAATTGGCATTCTGGCTGGACAAAGGTATGCAAATTTATTCAGCAATTGATGCACCAACTGAAATTAAAGACGTATTCCCAGAACAACAAGAAGTAAGTTTCTTATCAGATGATTTAATAAAGTTGTTGGAAAATAAAGAAAAATAATTTTTAGGCACTCCTTCGGGGTGCTTTTATAATATAAAATTCACATTTCTTTATGTATTATATTGACATATGGTACACCATACGATATAATATAAACATAAGGAGGTGAGAAACAAATGGGTAAGAAGAAACAAAAGAAAAAGAGAACTGCAATCAAACTACTCATTGAACTGTTAATAGCGATTGGGACGTTCTTAACAGGACTGGCAAGTTTAATTACAGCTCTCAAATAACATGAAATAGGGGAGAGGACCAAGGGCAAGCCTGAAAGCCCTCTCTCTTAAATAGAGTATAACCCATTTGGAGAAATATGAAAAGAATAAGATTTGATGAATTGTTCTTATTATCTGCGATTGTTATTTTCATAGGGACAAGGAAGTCTATAGCTGGAAGTATATTGCTGATGCTCGCATCGCTGAATATGTTGGTATACGTTATACCGAGGATTGTGAAGGTGATGAGACATGGCAAGTAAACAGACATTGAGGAATGAACGGTACCAGAAGAAAGCTGGTTGGGTATCAAAGTCTTACAAGTTAAAGAAAGAAGTGGTAGATGCTTATGCAGAAGCCTGTGAGAAAGCTGGAGTCAGCGCGGCGGGACAGCTCACGAAGATGATGAAAGAGTTCATTGAGAAAGTGAACAATGAATAAAGAGAAGGAGATTATGGCAGCAGTCAATTGATTGCTGCCATTTTGTATGCGATGTTTGATTACCACGGAGTCAAATGGAAAAAGAAAAGACTGAAAATATTAAGACTCGACGGATATAAATGCCAGGTGGCAAAGATGTATGGTGGGAATGAAGAAGCCAATACAGTTCATCACATTTATCCGGCAGACGAGTATCCACAGTATGCCTGGTGTGATTGGAATTTGATTAGTGTGTCTCAGAAAGGACACAACAAACTGGAAAACCGGCAGACAGGAGAGCTGACAGAGCTTGGAAAGATGTTGCAGGAGCGTACAATTTCAGGCGTGGATTGGAGAAAGACGAGACGAGCGCAACAAATCCCCCCAGGTAAAGTTTAAAATTTTTATGGGCTTTCCACTGGTTGGGGGTAGGTGTTTCCAAATGCGCGGTTTTCGAAAATTTTCAAAATCAGGGAAAGGAGGCGGTAAAATGGCACGTGCAACGAAGGCTTCTACGTTTGAAAAAAAACTGGCGGAAGCCATGAAAAATATGGGAACTTACAGGGAAGAGTACAACGAAGCAATCCGGATTTGTGCAGAACTTTTAGCCGAGCGCGAAAGTATCAAAAAGATGCTGAATGATGAGGATTACGTGATGCGTACACCGGGGGTTATTACCGTTGAAAAGTTAAGAGTGGACATAGCAAAATATTTGGACATGCTGTGCCTGAGTCCGAGAGTATTTGAAAAAACATCGGTGAAAGAGAAGCCGAAGGTTTCGAAACTGGATGCCGCTCTGGGTGCTCTGATGAATGGCTAAGTCAAAATTATTTGAAGAAGTAAAAGCATATGCACAGGGTATAATTGATGGAACTATCATTGCGAATGAAGACAGAATCCTGGCTGCTAAGAGATTTTTTAGAGATTTGGAAAATCCAAAGTATGAAATGCGAACCAGAGACGCAGACTTTGTGATCAAGATTATCGAAGCAACATTTGTGCATGTAAAAGGACCGAAAAAAGGAGAACCTTTTCTCCTGGAACCATGGCAGAAATTTATTTGTTACAATCTGGCCGGATTTTATTATAAAGGGACAAACGAACGCCGATTTAAAGAGGCGTTTATTTTTTTACCAAGAAAAAATAGTAAAACATTTTTTGCATCGGCACTTGCCTGGGCAATGTCCTTGTTAGAAAGAAAATATTATTCGGTATTGTATATTATCGCAAGTAAGCTAGACAGAGCTTTAGAGGCTTTTGATAATATCCGTGAAAATATTGAGTATATGGGAGAAGCAAAGAACTTCAAGATACTGAATAATAATGCGGAACATTCAATAAGCCGGATATTTTATGATGCAGATGGGGAAAAGGTCGGTGCTATGAAAATGCAGGCGTTAGCTGCAGATGCGAAAAGAGCTGATGGATTGAATGCCAATTTCATTATCCTAGACGAGCTTCATGCATATAAAAATGCCAATGAGTATTATGTATACAAACAGGCAATGAAAGCTTATATCAACAAATTATTGATTGGTATTACGACAGCAGGAATTGACATGAATACGTTCTGCTATCAGAGATTGAAGTATTGCCAGGAAGTCATGAGAGGAACAAAGGAAGACGAAGAGTATTTCATCTTTATCTGCATGGCAGATAATCCGGACGATTATACAAATCCGGTTGAGCATGAGAAAGCAAATCCCAATTACCGAGTGACAATCCGACCGAATGATATTTTGAACGAAGCATTACAGGCTCAGAACGATCCAACCGGTCGAAATGAATTTCTGAACAAATCTTTAAATATTTATACGAATGCACTGAGTACTTACTTTGATGTATTTGAAGCACAGGAGTCTGACGGAAAATATAATTGGTCACTTGAAGAACTGGCAAAATTGCCTATCAAGTGGTATGGCGGTGCGGACTTGTCAAAGATGTATGATCTGACTGGTGGAGCGTTACATGGAAGATACAAAGATGTGGATATTTGTATCTCTCACGGATTTATTCCGATTACGACGGCTCATCTAAAAGCTGAAGAAGATCAGATTCCATTTTTCTGGTGGGAAGAGCAAGGCTGGCTTACACTTTGTAATTCAGACACAATTGAGTACGAAGACGTTCTGAGGTGGTTCTCACAGATGCGTGACATGGGATTCCAGATTAAATGGATAGGTTACGATAGAAGATATTCCAGGGAGTTTGTCCTGAAGGCGAAGAAAGCCGGGTTTAAAATGCGTGACCAGTCACAGAGATATGTGGAAAAGACGGAAGCCTTTCGGGAGATTGAGAAAAAGTTAAAGAAAAAGAGCTTTTACTACGTTCATAATAAAGCATTTGAGTATTGCCTGCAGAATGTAAAGGCAATTGAGGATTCTGATGAATTCGTAAGATTTGAAAAAGTAAAACCAGCATACCGTATTGACCTGTTCGATGCAGATGTCATTGCATGTAAGCAGATGCTGATAGATCAGGAAAAAGCGCAGAAGCAGGGAAGTTGGTTTAAATAAGGAGAAGTAAATGGGAAAGAAGAAAAAGAAGCAGACAAGAGCAGAGCCAAAGACAACATTATCATGGCTATGCTCCAATGAGGAATTTGAAACACTATGTTGTCAGGGATATACAAAACTGTCAGATAATCCGGAGATTATTTCAGCGGTCAATAAGATCTGCAATCTGGTATCCAGCATGACAATACATTTGATGGAAAATACAGCAAATGGAGACAAGAGAGTTGAAAATGAGTTGTCAAGGAAAATGGATATAAATCCAAATCAGTATATGACCAGAAAGACATTTATGAGTGCATTGATGCGTGGACTTCTCCTGGAGGGAGATGGAAACGCGGTTGTGTATCCGGAGACTCAGCAGGGATATTTAAAAGATTTACACATCATTCCTCCAGGGAGATTTTCATTTATACCGAATGGTTATGGTTATCAGATTTATGTGGACGGAAAAGTGTATGATCCGGATGAGCTTCTTCATTTTGTGATTAATCCAGATGCAACTTATCCGTGGAAGGGTTGTGGATACAGAGCTGTATTAAAAGATGTGGCGAATGGACTCAAACAGGCATCGACAACGAAAAAAGGTTTTATGGAATCAAAATGGAAGCCTTCCGTAATTGTGAAGGTAGATTCTATGTCTGATGAATTGTCAAATAAGGAAGGTCGAAAGGAAATTCTAAAGAGTTACGTTGAAAATACGGAAGCAGGAGAACCGTGGGTAATTCCGGCAGACACATTTGACGTAGAGGTTGTAAAGCCATTATCACTTAATGATCTGGCAATTTCAGATTCAGTGACATTAGACAATCCATATCTGGGAAGACAGGAGCATAACAAGTAATAATGTGTGTATTCTGGAAGATGGCTGCCAATATCGATGCAGTCTTGTCCAACATATGGTAAATGAGGACAACTTGCCAATCACAAAACTTAGCCTGGAAAGGATAAATGAAGAGTATGAGCTGGAATAAGATATACCGGATTCGAGATGCATTGCTGACAGTTTCAAAAGATGTCTATCACTTCGAAGCTTTGAAAAAGAAAGATAAGTATATTGTCTGGGCGGAAGACGGAGAAGGCAATTCCGGGCATGCGGACAATAAAAAGAATCAGGTAATCCAAGGAACTATTGATTATTTTACGAAAGACGATGCAGATCCGGTAGTAGAGGAGATTCAGGAGGCTTTGGAATTATATGAAATTTCATACAAGCTTAATTCCGTGCAGTATGAGGACGAAACAGAATATATCCATTACGAATGGATTTGGGAGGTGTAGGCAATGGCTCAGATGCAGGTACAGGGACTGGAAGAATATGCGGAAAGATTGGGGAGCCTGTATAAGGATTCAGAGCAAATTATAAAAGAATCGGTGTATGAAGGAGCAAGTGTGGTAGCAGATTCTATTAAAAGCGGACTAAAATCATTACCAGTCGATAATGGACAGGGGACGGAAGACAAGATGCTTACCGGTGTTTCCAGGAGACAAAAAGCAGATCTTATTGATGCATTTGGTCTGGCGCCGATTGAAAACAATGGAGATTACATTAATACAAAAGCCGGTTTTGATGGATATGGACAGACAAAAAGCAAAAAATATCCAAAAGGATTACCAAATGCATTATTGATGCGTTCAGTAGAAAGTGGTACCTCTTTTCGAAAGAAAACACCGGTGATCAGAAGTGCAGTAAACAAATCAAGAAAGGCAGCAGTGGAGGCTATGGATAAGAAAATGGAAGAAGCCTGCACGGAGCTGATGGACTAGGAGGTAAAGATATAAATGGCTATTAAAGGATTATCAAAGCCGATTGTGGCTGATTATACAGCAAACGGTAATCAAGTGACATACGGAGAACCGTATATCGCAGACCATGCAGTAGAGTATAGTGTCAAGATTAATTCCGGAGATAAAAAGGAATTGTATGCGGATAACCAGGTGCAGGAATCTTCGAAAGGTATATTTACCAGTGGAGATCTGACGCTTAAGACCTCAGATTTTGAGCCAAAGTTGTCTGCGAAGATTGTAGGGGCAAAGACAGTTGAAAGAACTGTTGGAGGGGATACAGTTAAGGAAGTTGTTCTGGACGATTCACAGAATTCAACTTATAAAGGATTCGGAATCATTGAGGAACACGAGATTGATAGCGTTACAAGTTATCTTCCGGTTGTATTTCCGAGAGTTGTGTTTGATATTCCTGCAGATGCAGCCACTACAAGAGGTGAGAGTATTGACTGGCAGACAAAGGAAATTACCGGAACAATTACAAGATCCGCGCAAGTCGATGATAAATACAATCATCCGTGGAAAGTTTCGCCAGAAGAAGGAATGGCAACAGAGGATGATGCAGTGAAGTACATTCTTGCAGTGTTTGGATCCAAGAACACTACAGTACAGACACAGGCTGAAAAGGCAGGAAAGGCGGTTAAATAATGGACAGACTTACATATATTAACGTGGCCGGGAAAAATTACCCAATGTCTTTTTCTTTACAGGCAATGAAGATACTTGCCAAGAAATCTGGAAGTGTTGGAAATGCAATTTCAAAAATTACGGACAAAGAATTAGATGCAGACACGATTGATATGATTACGGAAGTACTGGAAATGTTGATCACACAGGGCTGTGCATACAAAAATTATTTTGAGAAAGACCTTCCAACAAAAGAAGACGATCCGGTCATTGATGGAAAATGGACACCGCTTCCAAAAGAGGTGTTGGAAATTGGACTGCAGCTTAGAGATATGGATGCGGTCGCAAAAGCAATTGAAGAGTGTGTAGACATTGGACAGGAAAAAGAAGTAACAGCAATTGAAGACGATTCAAAAAACATGGAAGCCGGGCAGGTGTAAATACATCTGCCTGGCTTGACTTATATGCAAGAAAAATTGGAATACCGGTGTGCGAATACCGATGTATGCCAATTGGTGAACTGGAAGATCTGATAGATCTGTACCTGGCAAGTGAAGGACTGCAAGATGTTGGACGTGTATATAATTCCGAACAGTACATTCCGGATCTGGATTAAAAGAGAGGTGAGAAAAACATGGGATATGATATCGGACCACGTATTGGTATTAAAGGTGAAGCCGAGTTTACTGCACAACTAAAGAAAATCAATAATACATTACGCGAGTGCGGTTCTGAAATGAATGCACTTTCTGGAAAATTTGCCGGAAACGAAAAGAGTCATGAAGCATTAATTGCAAAGACAAAAGTTCTGCAGAAACAGTATGATGCCCAAAAAGAAAAATCAAAGCTGTATGAGCAGCAGATGGAGAAAGAAACTGCAAAACTGAAAGAATTGGCAGATGCAGTAAAAAAGGCGGCTGATGAGTCTGGAAAGAACTCAGCCGAGGCGGTCAAAGCAGAAAATGCATTTAATAAGCAGGCTGAAACCTTGTCGAAGCTTAAGGTTGCCATGAATGAGACGGAAGCTTATATTGGCAAGCTTGAAAATTCCATAAAAGAAAATAACACAGCTCTTGATGAGATGGAAAATGGAACCAGAGATGCTGCGACCGGATTATCTACACTGAAGGACTCTGCAGACGAGACAGGAGAAAAGCTGGACGAAATGTCCAGTAAGTTATCTGCCGGAAATATGATGGAAGCAACAGAGAAGCTTTCCAGTGTCGGTGAAAAAATTCAGGATCTCGGGTCAAAAGCAGTTGAGTCATTTACGAGTATTGAAGATGCTACGAAAAAAGTAAATGCACGCTTTGATGAGACCGGAGCTGCTGCAGATGCCAACGCAAGAGTTATCAAGAATGTATATGAAAGCGGTCTTGGTGATTCTATGGATAATGTAGCGGAGGCTGTTATTACTGTAAAAGACAATATTAAAGATTTGAATGAACAGGATCTTCAGGACGTCACCTCACAAGCTTTGATATTGGAGAATACTTATGGGATAGATATGTCCGAGTCAATCCGTGGAGTAGCGCAGTTAATGAATCAATTTGATATGACTGCTACAGAGGCTATGGATCATCTTGTAGCTGGAACTCAAAAAGGATTGGATAAAACGAATGAACTGGGAGATAACGTTACAGAGTATTCACCTAAATTTGCACAGGCAGGATACTCAGCATCTGAATATTTCCAGTTACTTGAAAATGGTTCGCAAGGTGGAGCATATAATCTGGATAAAATCAATGATGCAATAAACGAAGTTACAAATAAATTAGCTGATGGAAGTATTGAAGGTTCGTTAGATATATATTCCGAAAAAACACAGGAGTTATTTAAACAGTGGAAAGATGGAAATGGTTCACAGAAAGAAGTTATTGATTCTATTGTTGCAGATGTTCAAAATTGTACAAATCAGCAGGAAAAACTTAATTTGGCAACGACGGCATTTGGTACTTTGTCAGAAGACGGAAGTACAAAGTTTATTGAATCTTTAACATCAGTAGGAAATTCGTTTGACAATGTAACCGGAAAAGCTCAGCAATTAAATGATAACACTACTACTTCATCACAGCGAATGGAAGCAGCATGGAGAAAAGTACAGGACGCATTTTCGGGTGTAGGAGAAAAGGTCGCTGATATTATCCTGAATCTGGAGCCGGTCGCAGAAAAAATTGCAGATGTTGTGTCAGCTTTTGCAGACCTTCCGACACCAGTTCAAACTGCAATCATAGCTGTGGGAGCACTATTGGTAGCAATCTCAAAAATTGCACCAATTATTTCAGCTATAAAAGGCCTTGGAATCGTATCAAGCCTGGGAAGTCTCGGAGGACTGTTGACCGGAACTGTTGTTCCGGCAATCGGAGGAGCTCTGGCGGCAGCGGCACCAGTCATATTGGTGATAGCAGGAATTGCGGCAGCAATTGCAGGTGTTGTTCTGGTCATTCAAAACTGGGATAGCATAACAGCGGCGGCAAAAGAAACAATTGGACCAGCAATTGATGCCATTGGAGGATTTTTCAGTGGAATGGCAGAAAAGATTGGTGGAGCAATTGAAAGTGCGAAGCAGAGTTACGAGGATATGAAGCAGAAAGCTTCTGATATGAAAGATGGTGTGGTAGAAAAGGTAGAAACTTTAAAAAGTAATTTTACTGAGAAAGTAGAATCTATGAAGACTGCAGCATCAGAAAAATGGGAGTCTATAAAAACATCTGCGAAAGATAAGTTTGATGGGGTAAAAGAGACGATTGGAACCAGCATAAACACAGCGCTGAGTAATACGAAGACGGCACTGACTAATATGAAGCAGTCTTATGATTCTGCCGGAGGTGGAATCAAAGGCGTTGTAGCAGCAATGATGACTGGTATTAAAAGTAAATTCCAAAGGCTGTACAGGACATTCAGAACGCCGGAAGTGAACAGCTGGGTAAGATGCAGACAGTGGCGGAAGAGTTCACAGCCGATCGGGAGCAGATTACAACCAATAAAGAGGATATTGGTTCACTAAAGGAAGATTTAGTTAAAGTGAATAAAGCTATCGAAACTAATTCAAAAGAAGATGATAAGAATAAAAGAAAGCTAGACGCTTTATGGGATTTAAATAGAGGTGTTTCTTATCAGTTTGAAAGTGATTCGGAAAAAGCTTATCAAAAGAAAGTTCCCAGCGGTGCTAAATTGATGTCTATCACAAATATTGGTGGAAATACAATTGAATCAAATGGTGAATTCATTAATACTAAAGTCGATAGAATTGAAATTATTGGACGTAATCTATTTGATGAAAACCAGAAACCACAAGATATTACAACTCCCAATGGAATTAAAAAAGGAATTATTGTCGGAAAAGGGTTAGGCGAGGTGTTTGCAAGTGCTAACAATGACAATAAATATGATGTATATTATTATTTATGTTGCATAAAAAGTGATGGCAGTTTTAGGGAACCTATTAATTATTTTATAACTAAAGACAGTGTATCTTGCGGTTCGTTTTATGTGGAAAGTGACGAAGAATTATTTATATATTCAGCCGCATCTAGTGGCACTTTGGATAAAATAAAAAACATGAAAGTACAAATAGAGAAAGGAACCGTTCAAACGGAGTATACACCATATTTTAAAGACAGTATTTTTGTCCCAGAAAGTATCAAAAAAATGAATGGATATGGAATAAGTGCCGGCAGTATTAATAATACTTTAGATTTTGAAAATATGCGTTTTGTAGAAAGAATTGGTATACTTGAATTAGGACAATTAACATGGTACAAGTTTCCAGATGAAAACAAGAAGATTTTTTACACAGAATTAAGTGGTGCGTTAAACGCATATAGAATCCTACTATCTACAAAATACAATTTAACAGGTGACGTTTTCAAAGATGATAAAGTCGCAAAAATTTTAGGCAATATATTATATATACAAGATTCGGATTTTATAACAGAAAGCGATTTTTCAAGTTCAGTATTAGGCGTGAAAATGTATTACGAATATACAAATGAAGTTATAACTGATATATCTAATGAAATTGAAAAGTTAAACACAAGCCTTATCCAAACGAAAGATGGAACGACCATTAGTTTTATAAATGATAGAAAAGACGATACACCAGTATATAGTAGCATCGAATATATTACCAGTTTATCAGAGGTGAATGCATAATGACTGATTTACAAATTAAAATGATGAATGCTTTAGGTTTATCAAAAGAAGATTTTGACCCTATTGACAAAGACAAGCTTTTGGAAGAAGCGTACTTAAAAGCTGAATACAATTCAGTATTATTAGAACAATTAATGGAGGAGTAGAAAAT